GGCGAGACGCAGCGGGATGAAGCGTTAAACGTCCTGATTTGCAGCGACGAGCAGCACTTGATGATTCCTTCGATGACGGAAGAGGAACTGCGAGCGGCGATCACCAAGCCAGCCGAGTTACGCGGTCGTCAGATGGACAAGTCGCTGGTCAATCAGATCATCGACGATACCAAAGACCACGAGGGCACCTTGCCGCTGATGCAATTCGCGCTGACAAGAATCTGGGAGGGGCTAATCAACGGGAAAGAAGCGGCTGAAACCTATCGCGAAATCGGCGGCGTTGAGCTTCAGGTAACTGGCGCAGAAATTCAAAACTAAAGGACAGTAAAATGAGCAAGTCAGCAGAACAGCAAATGCTCGACGATCTTAATACTGCTACCAGAGCATATAAGGTAAAGTTCAAGAAAACTACCAAGCCACCCAAGATAGGAACAATTAAGCCTACGAAAGAAAGCATCGCTGCTCTTAAGGCTAAGTTTCAGGTGACTTTGAAAGGGGCCGCGAAACAGGCCATGGGTATAACTCAGCGAGGATTGGAACAAGATCTGGTTGGCGCCATGAGGGATGCGGTGTGGCTATGGAACGGTACCACAGAAAGACAGAATGGCACCACAGTAGGTTCTCCGCGTAATATCGTCGACATGGGCAGGCTGTTGAACTCTCTCACCTGGACCAAAAGCGCTGCCAATGCGAATGGTTACAAGCTTACGGGTAAATACGGTGCGCCATATGCCACTCAGGTCCACTACGGTGCCTATGTAAGGCCCTACGGCAACAGTAATGCGAACGCCGTATGGACGCCTGGCAGGCCGTGGGTTGAAGGGGTGCTAAAAGGCAATAAAGGCGTCGTAGACCCGTACGACTTCAGGAGTGACTACCTCGCGTCACTTGAAGATGTATGGAAGCTAGCTAGCTCTTAGGTAATATAATCCAGTTTTTAACTAGATCTCATGGCGAAAGAGCTTCCTTTTGTTGTTAAGCCACGCCGAGAGCTTCCGAAGTACCGAGTCGGCACGGAAGAATCTGGAATTATGGAAATCACCCGAAGAGGGTATCTTACCGTAGGAGAGAAGGCCTTCTTTCAAGGGGCAACCACTGGCGATGAAACCGTCAAAAAACTTCATGGTTTCGTGCGTAAGATTTGTGCTGAGACAGGCCTTTCTTACGCTACGGTTTTTGAGCAAATCCAGAACCCCGATTCTCCTGAACTAGAGAAATACCGCGAGGAGGTTTTGGACATGGTGTCCGACATGCAGACTTTTCAGCTTCGTCAGGAGATCATTGCAGCAACCTCCTTGCTGGTAAACCGTTTCAGCAGCGAATGGGAAGTGAAGGATACCCTAGAGCTTCATCCCGATATCATCAAAGGCTTGTACGATTTTTATCAACTGGAAGAAAAACAAAGCATCGAAGACATTGAGTCCACGGAAACTGAAGAAGAGGCTGTAGTATCTTCTGAGGGAAAGGAACCATCCAAGGAGGAAAATCAAGCATAATGCCTTTTGAGGAGTGGTTCTGGGAACTCAAGCGCGGGTTCCCAGGCGATTCCGATTTCTCCTTGGAAAATTACGCTGACTTACCTTACAATTTTGTAATCAAAAGCATAAAAGCCTTGCAAGCAATCAAAAGAAAAGAGCTCTTTAATTACGAAATTCCGATTGCTAATATTGCTGCTATGCAGGCTAATTTCAAAAGAGATCCTAAGAAAAACAAAAAAGCTTATACCTATAAGGACTTCTGTTTCTTCTCAAGTCGGGAAGATTCGGATGCTCCTGCCGTCAGGTACGGGTCGGCCGCTGTCCAGTTGGCGATTCAAGGCAGGTTCCCCCATTGGGGGTTGTTTGTGTTTTCTGATCTCAAGAAAGCCAGCAACCCAAACGTTATTCCCGAAATGTTAGCCTTGGTGGCCGAGGATGCCATGCTTTTGGCTCCTATAAAAACCGAGTATGGCTGGCTTGGCTTTTTAATTGCCATGGAATCCGCCTCTGATTCCGTAAGAACCTTTGTGGACGATAATGGCAACGAGTACTCTTTGTCCGTCCCTGTAATCGAAACAAAGATCGTAGCCAGGGAGGACACTTACTTAAACTAGCTTAAGCTGCAGGCCACTCGACGCCAAGAGAGTTGATGTAATCATCAAGTTTTCTGGCGTCTTCTTGGTCATAGCAACCAAAATCCGTCCTACCGTCATACAGCCACTGACGAATTCTCCACTCAGCCTCAATAGTATAAAAGGGCTGCAGGCGAAACCATGCAACCCAATCCTGGCTGGACTTGGACTGATTGCAGCACGCGCAGGCGGGAATCACATTACTGGTTCTGTCCTCGCCGCCGCGAGACTTCGGTCGGACGTGGTCGATAGTCAGTTCGGTCAGGCTGTCGTCATCGATAGGAGGTTTGCCACAGTAAGCGCATCGATTATTCCATGCATCTTTGATGCTTTGCCGCCATTGCTGACGGGCTTCTCGCCGTGTCAGTGCAGTCATGTTGTAAAGGTAGTCAGAAACCCTCTCGTACAGGGGGAGGTAAGCCCTAGCGTCGATCATGTTTCAGACTAGATTGACGACGCTCGAAGGAAGGCAGTATTCTGCGGAAGCCATAAGCATTCAAGCGTTGTCTACCCCAGTTTACCAAGAGCAGGAACACTAAGGCGGCGCATTTAAGCTGATGGCTCAACAATTTCCCACGTCTGCACAGGTCATCTACGACACGCTGGTGGCAGATACTACGTTCATGAGCCTTCTCGGTACTTATGACTTTAGAGGAGGGGGCGGAACCGTACCAGCCATCTCAATTGTCTCCTCTGGGCAAAGCCTGCCTGCTATTCGAAATGTCCAAGGCGTAGAATGTGTTATTCAAGACGCTGGAGATACCGAGCAATTCAGTTATCTCACGGATGACTCCGATATTAGAACTAAATGGCGGGTTTTTATTATATCTTGGGAACCGTCTACGGGTGCAGACATGCAAGCCGCAGTCAATAGGATTTGCCGTCGCTTTGCTAATTCAAATTCCATGGAGACTGTGGCAGCTAGTGATGGTGCGGGTGCATTAGTCCAAACTATGATTACAATTATGTCTCATATGCCTATTCTGGCAGCCTAGTTCCTGTTTGGAATTCTAAGATTAACGGGCCGTGAAGGTCCGAGGTACCTTCGCACGGGTTAGCGCCCGTTCCTTTTATGGCAAACTTTACAGCTGCCTTCGGGTACGATTTCTACATCGTGCCTTTGGCTTCTACTTCTGTTGACACCAGCTTCACTGGCGTAACTGGCGGCGTCGGCGCTGGCGCTGGCAATTTCATCGACACCACCACGACTGTTGCTGCTGACGCAACCGTGAGCTATGCCTCTGGCGTGTTCACCGTTGATGCCACCCCCTTTACGATGGACGGCACTGATGACCCCGTGCGTCTGAGCTCCTTGACCGCGGCATCCCTGGAGACTGATACTAGCGCCGAGGACATCTATACTTACGACAACGAAACCAAGGGCTTCAATCAGGCCGTGGCCACCACTAAGGGCTTCACGGTATCCCTGGCTGGCGTAGCTGACTTCAAAGATGCTGGTTACCAGATCCTGCGTCTTACGGAACAGAACACCGTGGCTGACAGCCTGCGTGTGAAGTTCGCTCGTGTAGGCCCTACTGGCACTACCGAGACCGTGTACGGCTATGGCACGCTGATGGGCTATTCTGAGTCGAACGAAGTGACTTCGATCGTGTCATGGGAGTGTTCGATCACTGGTTACGGCGCCTACGTACTCGAGATTGACGCTAATTAGCTGACTGGAGGTATCGCAACGGTAGATACCCTCGCAACCACAACGGCCTTTACAGCTTCGCAGACTGGATTGGCCGTTACCCTCTCTGGTGGTACTGGAAACTCCGCTACCGCTACCGTCGACACCGACGGCCTGGGAGACATCACCGCGGTCAATATTACTGCAGGTGGTACGGGTTACGTTGCGGGCGACACCATCACCGTTACCGAAGTCGGCGGAACTCCTGGCGTTGGCTCCTTCAATGTCGCTACCGTCGCACCCTGAAGTCCGTAACCGATACTTACGGCAAACTAAATGCACTCAACGGGCCCCTCAAGGGGCCTTTTTGCTGCAAATACTGGAAACCTAGTCCAGTTCTTGGAAATCGGACGTGGCTGAACTAATTTTTACAGTAGGCGCTGATACGTCCGAAGCCGCTAGTCAGCTAAAAAGCTTTCTTAGTGATTACAGTGCTGGGGCCAAGCAGGCAGGTGCCACCGCGGACGCGGCTCTTGGTGGTACGATCGACAAAGAAATTCGACTTGAGGTCATTGGTGGTGATAAGGTTTCAGCAGCATACAAGCAAGCAGGCCAATATGCAAACCAGCAAGTAGCAGCTCAAAAAGCCATTAACGGCGAATTAGGCAAAACAAAATCTCAATTACTGGCGCAGTTGGGCGGGCTCAAAAACGCAGCCAGTAACACTCAAATTTGGGCGGACAACAGCAAGAAACTGACGACTGAATTTAAGACCGTTCAAGCGGCAATTGCTAAAGTCGAGGGAGAGCTGAATAAAATCTCTGGACCAGACTGGTTCTCTGGAATTCGAAAAAACCTTAGTGCAACCTTGATTGCATCCAACCTGTTTACAGCGGCTATTCAGGCTGCTGCAGGGGCAATGAAGATGTTGCTTTCGGAAGGCATGAGGATGGAGACCTTGAGGCTTCAACTTGAGGCCTTTACTGGTAGCGCAGAGAATGCCGAACGAGCAATGACGGAATTCGTCGACATTGCCGTTAAGACGCCTTTTAATGTGCAACAGGTTGCCGAGGCTGGCAAGATCATGATGGGCTTTGGCGTTGAAGTCGACAAAGCGGTCGATTCAACCAGAAGCTTGGCAATGGCGGCGTCCGCGAGCGGCGGCCAGCTCGATAACATGGCTAGAAACCTTGGTCAGATCGCATCGCAAGGTCGGGCCTATACCAGAGACTTGACGCAGTTCGCTATTCAGGGCGTACCGATCTGGGAAAAGCTTTCAGAAGTCACAGGCGAAAGCACTGTAGCGCTGAAGAAAATGGCCGAAGAAGGAAAGATTGGGTTTACAGAAGTTGGCGCTGCCCTTAAAAACCTTACTCAGTTAGGTAGCGAATTTTACATACTCGCCCAGGAGATGGAGAAATCGATGCAGGGCCAGTTTGAAGCTCTTGTTGGCGAGGTTCAGAGATTTGCTGGCGGAATCGCAGAAGCGTTCACGAAAATGAATGAACAGACGGGCTTGATAGACCTTTTCTTCGATGCCGCGAAAGCAGGTATTCAAGCTGTCGGTGTCCTTCTGAAAGGACTGATCGAGAACATGGGAACTGTAATCAAGGTCGCGGGCGCTGCTGGCGCGGCAATGCTTGCTTGGAAAGCAGTATCCAGCGGGGGTGCTATCCTGAAATTCATGGAAGCTTTAATTAAGCTGTATCAAACTGCAGTTGGCTTGCTGAAGACACGAATTGCTCTTAATGTTGCGCTAAAAGCACTTATCGCAGGCTGGAACCCAGCTGCCTTGGCGGTAGGTGTGGCTCAGGTTGGCGCTGCAGTTGGCGCCGCCGCGCTCGCGTACGCTGCGCTAGATACAGCCATGGGGGCGGCTGCAGAGAAGGCCAAAGCCGCTCAGACACAGAACGAAGCATTGAAGAAGGTTTACGAAGAAGAGAAGGCAGCGCTGGAAGAGCTCAAGACTAAAATGAACGAAAAAGATGCAATCCTGCAAAGCATTGAGAGCAGGCTTGCGCGTTACAGGGAACTACTAGAGAAAAACGTGATTACGCAAAAACAGTTTAATGAGGCGGTCGGAGGACTTAAGATAGAATTGGAGGCTCTTGCTCCCAAGGCAGACGAGGCGGGAGCCAAGGTCGATCAATTAGAGGAAAAAATCAGACTCCTTAGGGAGCAGCTTGTTACGCTGAAGGATCAAAAAATTATCGATGACAGGGCTACGGAAGATGCCATTGAGAATCTAAACAGAATCAAGCAAGCCGAAAAGGATCGGCACGATTTAGTGAAAGGTAATATTGACACCGAAAAGACGGCGGCAAAGGCGAAGTATGACGCAATGAAGAACGCCCTGCAGGATGCCAAAGACTTCGAAGACAGGCGGCATGAAGCAGCAATGTCTAACCTGGACAGGGAAATAGAGAAAGTCGAGCAACTTCTTTCCGAAAAACTAGCCGCTTTGGACGAAGAAGCGGCAGCGATAGAAGCAACACTGCAGAGCGATTTGGCTGCTAGCGATGCCCTTGCTCGAAAAGAGGCAGTCCTCCACGAGCAGAAAATGAGCTACATCGACCAGGAGTACCAGTCCAAGTTACAGCTCCTGACGCTTGACGATCAACGAATCGGCAACATCAAGGCCCAGCTCGCAGATCTTCAGGGCCAGACCGCGGCCCAGAAACGGTTGGCCCAGTTTGCTTCTGAAACCGCTGGTAAAGAGCTTACTCAGCTCGACATCATGAAAAAGAGGCATCTCGAGTCGATAGCACAGATGGAAACCGAGCAAAAGGCTCGACAGGAAAGGATCCTAAAAGCAGAACTCATGAGGGAAGAAGAAGAGCGTGCAAGAAAGCTAGCCCAGATAGAAGAAGAAAAGGCCGCAGCCGAGAAGAAGGCGCAGGAACTTGCGCGGCGCACGGCTCCACAGCGCCCGCCCGGCGGCGGGCCCGGCCCCTCGGCAATCCCGCGCGCAGGCGGTATACTTAAAAGAACTGCCCCATCTTCCGACCCAGGGAGACCACTG